AAGAAAACATGCTCGCTACCAATGTGGATATACAGATTTGTGGTGGTTCACGCGGTGGAAGTAAAAGTTTTTCGGGATTGATGGAAGCACAAAAAGATATACTAAACCCCGATTTCCATGCAGCCGTATTCAGAAACAACAAGAAAGCCATGGAAAAACTGATACGTGACTCACGTAAACTTTTTTCACAATTTGGCACTTATAACAAGTCTCAGTCTGATATGACGTGGAACTTCAATGCAGGCGGCACCCTCGGCTTCTACTACCATGATGACAGCTATGAAGATTTCAAAGAACGTTTCCAAGGTCAGGAGTACGCATACATCTTCATCGACGAGATAACACACATCGAATACAACAAGTTCAAATACCTCACAACATGTAACCGTAATGCCTATGGCATTCGCAACCGTTTTTGGGGAACTTGTAACCCTGACCCTCGCTCATGGGTACGTCAGTTCATCGACTGGTGGATTGACAAAGACGGATATATCGACCCTGAGCGTGACGGAAAGGTACGCTATTGCTTCATGAAGGGTGACAGAATCAATCAGATTGTCTGGGGTGACACTCGCGAAGAGGTGTATCTCAAGTGCAAGGAAGAGATTGATGAAGTCTGGAATCCCAAGTTTGATGAATACGGTATGACGAAGGAACAGATGGTGATGTCCGTCGCTTTCGTACGTGCTGACCTCTCGCAGAATCCTATGCTTCTGCTCTCTGACCCCACATATCTCGCCCGTCTGGCCCAACAGGACAAAGGACAGGTATTGCGTGACCTCAAAGCCAACTGGAATGCCTCTGAGGTGGGGGATGACATGATTTCCTACGACGAGTTGGAACAGGTGTTCGGTAATGCCTATCAGTATGGTGACGGCATCAGACGGTGTACGGCAGATATTGCCCTCGAAGGCGGTGATAACCTTGTCATGTATCTTTGGATAGGCTACCATGTTGCTGACTTCTGCTGTGTCAACGTCAATTCCAAGACGGCAGTATCAGTCATTCAGCATAAATTGAAGGAGTGGGGTGTGCTCGAAGAGAATTTCTGCTACGACCTGCAGGGTGTAGGACAGCTCGTAAAGGGATTCTTCCCAGAAGCCATACCATTCAACAACCAGGCAGCTCCTATTGCTGACGAGGATGATGACTATGATGACGGGGTGAAGTATCTTTACAAAGACCTTAAATCACAGTGTGCATATCTCACCTACCGCAAGCTCAAGGAGCTGAACATATCTTTCGATGCAAGTCTGCTTGACCGGAAGGTGTCGGGTAATGGCTACGAGGATATTATGCTTCGTGATGTGTTACAGAAGGAGCGTATGTCATTGCGTCGTGATCCAGATACAAAGGACAAGGGTTTCTGTCTGATGCCAAAGAAAAAATCGAAGGTAATAGTAGGACACTCGCCTGACTGGTGGGAGTCTCTGTATTTCCGAGCGTACTTTGACATTGCAGAACCCGTACAGATGGAAGTCGAAAACTCATGGATGCTGGGGGCAGACATGGAAATGAATTTTGATATGGAATTTAATTAAAACAGAAGAACAGTATGGCAAAGAGATTTGATTTTAAGGAAATTCTCTTTCGCAAGCCTATCTACAAAGTCTTACCAAGCGAAACGAACATTAAGTTTGAGACCTATCAGGGCAGCGATATGTCGGAGCCTAATGACCCTCTCAAGCTACAGGTCTATACGCAGTCGCAGATGCTACGTGAATACTACCCGTCGGCTCATAACATCAACAATCCTGTCCTCTATCCAGATGTGTGGAAGGAAATGCCTGTGCCGGGCAAGCCGAATCAGAAGCGTTACTTCCGTCAGCCCATCACACGTACTGCTCTGGCTTTCCAGCGCGTCATCAAAATCAAACGTAATACGCATGTGTGTGGTAACGATATGCAGTTTGAGTTGGCATCCAAGAGTCGCGACGAAAAGAAAACCCTTCAAGATACGCTGTCGCTGCTGGACTTCAAGGAAGGCTGGCTGACAATGGGGATGGAAGAGCGTTTCTACGAGGCTGTTGATTCTATCAACACCGTTGCGGATGCTGCCGTGGTTGGCTTCTTTGATGAAAATGGTGAACCTCAGACGCGCAC